ATGAACCTGAACCTCATCAAGCTGGAGACCGAGGCTACCGTTAAGCGGTACTTCAACAACCAAGACCGTCTTCGTCGTGACCAAGGATTTGGAGTTGGTGACGACGCAGTCGCTATTGTGGAGGCGTACATCGAGGATGTGATTGCCGCTATCCCCGGCCACATCGACCTGGCGCGGCGCGCACGCTCCAACACCAAGGACCTCGTCCCTATCCTCCTCCAACTCAAGCCCGAGAAGATCGCCCTCGCGGGCCTTCAGACCCTCATCCACTGCATCGCAGTCGAGGACGACTGGGGCGATACCCTGAGAGCGATGGGCCGCGCGCTGGAGAACGAAGCGTTCGCCGCGAAGCTGACCAAGAAGGACAAGAAGATGGCGAAGCTGGTGGAGCAGCAGGCTCGCCAGCGCCGCAGCCGAGTGGCTGCTCGGCAGGCTGTCGCCAAGCGGAAGGCCGCCGACGCAGGCTTCAAGCTGCCTGAGTGGACAAAGGGCAGGCTGGAGAAGGCTGGAGGATGGCTGCTCGGCCTCGTGCAGGGCACCCTGCCCCACGTCTTCTCCATCGAGGGCTACAGCGACAACAAGCGTGTCTCCATCCAGCCTGAAGCCATCGAGTTGGCCCAGGTGATTGTGGAGGCCCTGATTGAGCGTCGCCCCGTCTTCCTCCCGATGACGGAGCCCCCGATCCCCTGGACCCGTTTGAACAAAGGCGGGCCCATCGACCTCCGTCTCAAGGACAAGGTCGCCATCGTTCGCTCGGCGGACACCGTCATTCAGGCCATGTGGCGTGCAGCCATGAAGGCCGGGACGATGAAGCCCGCGGTGGATGCGCTCAACACCCTGCAGGCGGTGCCCTGGAAGATCAACACCAGGGTCCTCGGGGTCCTTCGCACCCTCGCGGAGCAAGGGGCCCAGATCGAGGGCCTGCCGGGGCTGCGCATGGCGGTGCCCAAGACGCCCGACGACGCCCAGTGGTCTGCGATGTCTGAGGACGAGCAGGGCCGCTACATGGGTGAGAAGGATCGGGCCAGGAAACACAACTGCGCTGTGACCAGTGACGAGATCAGCCTCAAGATGGACCTCGCCACGGCCAAGCTCTACGAGAACGAGCCGCGGTTTTATACCCCGATGAATGCGGATTTCAGGGGCCGCGTCTACCCGATGTGCAATTTTCACTTTCAGCGCGAAGACAGGGTCCGAGCGCTGTTTTTGTTTGCCGATGGCGAGCCCATCGGGGAGGACGGAATACGATGGCTGAAGATACACGTTGCCAGTTGTGCTGCAGTGTCTACCGCTGCTGGGAAGACCGACAAGCTCCCGCTGTCTGCACGGGTGGACTGGGTAGACCAGAACCTCGACCGCATTCGAGCGGTGACGGAGGTGCCCCTCAGGGAGCTTTGGTGGACGGAGACCGAGGACCCGTTTCTGTTCCTGGCCTCCTGCTTCGAGTTGATAGCGGCCACGGACGCTGGGCCGAGCTACGTCTGTCATCTCCCGATATCCTTCGATGGGTCGTGCAGTGGCTTGCAGCATCTGTGCGCCATGACGAGAGACCCAACCGGGCGTCTAGTCAACTTGACGACGTCCCCGGTCCCTGCGGACATCTATGCCGTAGTGGCGGAAAGGCTGCGTGCGAGGCTGGAGGCGGATGCCTCGCAATCCGTATGGAGTGAAGGCCAGGAGTGGCGGCAGGAGGTGGCGCAGAAGGCCCTCGCCTTCGGCGTGGACCGCAAGATGTGCAAGCGCAACGTCATGACCTACTCCTACAGCTCGAACAAGCATGGCATGGGGGGCCAGCTCCAAGTCGATCTGATGCACGACCTGCAAACGAAGATCAACGAGGGCAAGCGGCCGGGGCCTCACCCCTTCGCTCCCTACCACAACGGCAGCAAGGACCACCCCGGCAAGGCTGCGCGCCACCTCGCTGCACACACCTACGAGTGCATCGAGGAGGTGCTCGACCTCCCGGCCAAGGCCCTCGGGTTTCTCCGCTCCATCGCGAAGACTTGCGCCCACGAGGCCAAGCCTACGTGCTGGACGACCCCCGTGGGTATCCCCTGGGTCAACCGCTACAACGACGGAGTGGTCGAGACGGTGACGCTGTGGATGTACGACCGCGGAGTTCGGCGGCGCATGTTCACCAACGTGACCACGGACAACGCGGCCACGATCGACAAGGACAAGTCAGCCAACGCAATATCGCCCAATCTCGTTCACGCACTCGATGCCGCGCATTTGCTGCTCACCGTGAACGCGGCGGCGGGCGAAGGCATCGCGTTGCTGGCCACTGTCCACGATAGCTTTGGGTGCCTGCCCTCAAGGGCGGGGCGCTTCAACACCATCATCCGCGAGCAGTTCGTGCGGATGTATCAAGAGCACGACCCCCTGGTCGAGGTCTTAGAACGGGCTAAGTGTGACCTGACGGTTGCCAATCACAGCCGGTTGCCCAATGCAGTCCAAAAGGGCGACCTCGACCTCAACGGAGTTCTAGATGCGACTTTTGCGTTTGCATGACCGGGACGGTGAAGATGGCCGAAGACACGATAGAAACTACCATCCGCCAAGCGGGTGTGCGGCTCAAGAAGGGCGAAGACCACATCAAATCAGCCGGGCTGCTCTTGCTGTGCGCGAAGAAACGGTACGACGCAGGCGAGTGGACGGAGAGCTACGAGACGTTCCCGACACTCTGCTTACGCTTCGGTGGCATCGGCATCAGTCGCGGCAAAGAACTGATAGCCGTCGCTTCCGGTAAAATCACAGTAGAAGAGCTGAGGGCCAAGACCCGCCAGCGAACAGCGAAGTCTCGCGCTGCCAAACAGCCGCTACGTAGCGGCCAACTAACTCTCGGAAAGACCAAAGGAAAAAATAAAAATCGGATTTTCGACCGCATCGTAACTCACCTGAAAACCCTCAGTATCTCTGAACTTGAACGGGCCGCAGCGGCCTTAGGAGTTGAACTATGACACGCGCTCTTATGCTCCCCGAACCCTACGATATCAGCCCTGCCAATCTGACCGGAGAAGCCGCGTTGCGAATTGCTGAAGAAGCCATGAACATCATGCTCTCGATCATCCACAGCCAGGCGGTGACGAACAAATACACCAACGACATGGCGTTCCTGGATGACATGCGCCTGAAGGGCCTTGGCAAAGTGGCTGGGGGTATCTGCTGGTCTAAAAAGACGTTCAATAAGTTGGACCGCCTGTCATTGCAGTTTCAAGGGCGTCCCCTGCTAGTGCCCAGCACGTGCGTGTCGGTGTCGGACTGAAGATGGGCCTCGCTAACCGCAAGAAGCGCAATGCGTCCCTCAGGGCCCTAGGGGAGCCAATCCCCATGGGCTGGGACGCGGGCGTCAAGCGCGCGGCCCGCTTCCTCAAGAGCTGGCCGGCGATGGAGATCGACCCCTGTCGCATGGGGGCCTACCAGAACCGGAACTACGCCTGGCACTACCAGCAGTTCCTGAAGGGACGAGCCACGTCTAGATAGTTGCAGAAAGCAGAGCATCTGAAAATGATCAAAGACTACGCCCAAAGGTCTACCGCCGAGCCCGAGAGGAAGTCGCCGAGAGGGGTTTCATCGGGACCCTCACTCATGCTGCCCTCATCAATCTAGGCCACTCAGAGGGCTCCGTAGGGCGTCTAGAACAGGATTATCAGGAGACCAGACATTGAAGCCTGCCATCACCATCCGCATGGGCGCAGCCCGCTGGGACGCCACCATCCACGATCAGTACAGTGGCGACACCATCATCAACATGCGCAAGCTCGACAAAGAGGGCCAGCGCAAATTCATCTTCGAGGTCGTGAAGGCTTGCCGCGAGGCAGGCCGAGTTGTGACCTAATAGGTCCTCAAAACAGAGTATCAGCATTTGGAAAAGTGCCTCGCTATCGCAATTGGCCTACTACTCGGGCTGCTGGTCTACGCAGCAGGCTTAGTGGCCTTCACTGATGTGATGCCCCACCAGCCCCACGGGGCCCTTCACCCCCACGGGCAGTCCCTCAGCGACACCGTCAACCTTTACGCCGACCCGATCGTCATCAACCAGAGCATGGGGGGTCGCATTGACCAGTTCGACGCCGAGATCAACTACATCATCCGCTCGGGGAAGCACGTCGTCCTCGATGGTTTCTGCGCCTCGGCCTGCACCATGATCCTCGCTGTGCCGAACCTCTGCGCCACCGATCGAGCGCTCCTCGGCTTCCACATGGCCTACAACATGACCCCCTGGGGCCACACGCCGAACGCCCAAGGGACCTACATGATGAAGCGCCGCTGGAGGCCCTACGTCTCCCAGTGGCTGCGCCGAGTAGGTGGCCTCACCCCAGACATCAAGACGATGGGGCCGGCCGACATCTACCGCATGGTGCCCCGCTGTGCATGACGAGGATTTCACCCCGGGCTTCTTTGCACCGCTCGTGGCCCTGGTCGCCGTGATCCTCCTGGGGGTCGGTATGGCCCTGGTCGCCAACAAACCCAAACCTCAACCCCAAGCCACCCGGCTCTGCGAAGCGCAGAAGCCCTTCGTGCTTGCCGGGACCGAATACCCAGCGGGCAAATACTACCCGTGTCGCTGGCTAAATCTGGAGCAAGACATCTGATGTTGAAAGTTCTCCTGCTGCTCACTGTCTACACGGGCGGCGAGTGGCACCTGCTGACTGAACCACAAGAGGCACCCTCGATCGAGGAATGCACCAAGTACGCCAACGCCTTCCTGGCCCAGGCCCAGACCATTCTCGACATCGACCACACCGTCATCGGCATTAGCGCGAATTGCATAATCACGCACCAGAAAGAAGACGACAGCAACAATGGCTAAGAAGCGTATGCAGTGGACCTCTCCTGTTGGAACGCTGCGGTATCCCAACCTCGATGCACCCCGGGCGTTCAAGGGCGCTGATGGCATCGAGGGCAAGCCCAAGTACGACACTGGTATCACGTTCGAGCCGAAGGTGCTGAAGGCCGTGAAGGCGCAGATGGAAGAGATCGCCCGCAAGCTGGGTGGCCTCGACGCCGACGACCACCCGAAGCTCCCGCTCGCGAAGGACAAGAAAACCCGCGAGGAATATTTCAAGGCCCACGCAGGCGAGAAGTTCAAGCCGGTCCTCGTGGACGCCAAGGCCAACGACCTGCCCCCGTCAGTCAACCCGCGTGGCGGCACCAAGGCCCGCCTCTCCTGCACCCTCGAATGGTATGAGGGCTTCGGTGGTGGCCTGACCGCGTACTTAAATGGAGTGCAAATTGTAGAACTGGTCGAGCGAAACGCCAAGGTCAGCTTCGGCGAACTCGAAGGCGGTTACGTCTACGAGGGTGGTGAGGACGAAACCAAGCCGGGGTTCGAGCCGGTGTCCGCCGAGGAGATGGCGGACTTTTAAATGGCCGAGTGCCGCATCGCGGCCACGTATCGCAATCCCTTCGAGCAGAAGATTGCGGACCAGTTAGAGCAGGCAGGGGTGGCGTTCGATTATGAGCCCACCTCCCTGCCTGTAACTATTCCGGCCCGCGTGGCTAAATACAAACCAGATTTCATCCCGAAAAACTCCAATATCATTATCGAGGGCAAGGGGGCCTTCGGGGGTGGCCATTCCAATTACAACGCCTCCTCCGCAGCAGCGCGCCAGAAAATGCTTCTAGTGAAGGAGCAATATCCAGACCGAGATATTCGCTTCGTGTTCTCCAACGCTAACTCAAAGATATACAAGGGAAGCTCCACAACTTACGCAAAGTGGGCCGATGACCACGGTTTTGCCTGGAGCGACAAAGGAAAAGTCCCGAGGCAATGGATCGAAGAAATTCTACGTCAGCAGAAGAAAGGTTCTGGAAGCACGTCAGCAAAAACGAAGGTGGCTGTTGGGAGTGGCAAGCGCGCGCGATGTCTAACGGCTACGGCCGCATCGGCAAAGGCAGGCGCGGTGAAGGGGGCGTAAGCGCCCATCGTCTCTCCTGGGAGCTTCACAACGGCCCGGTGCCGGAAGGCAAGTTCGTTTGCCACAAGTGCGATAACCGCAAGTGTGTAAACCCCGAGCACCTATTCCTCGGTAGCAACCGCGACAACATGGTGGACTGCGCCAGAAAGGGTAGACAGCACCTCCAAATACTTTCCTTGGAAGAAGCGAAGGCAATTGCAGCCTCGACAGAGAGGGGTCTCACCCTGGCAGCGCGCTACGGTGTGTCCCCATCAACCATCAGCGCCATTCGGCGCGGAAGAACATGGAGGCATCTACATGACGGAGTGGCAGATCATTGTGCAGGCCTTGGAGGAGAAAACTCGGCAGCAGCTTGACGCCGACGAGGGTGATGAGTGAGCACCGAGTACGACGAGCGCACTGACACCTACTACCGCCCTGAGACGACGTGGAAGCCCCAGCAGGGCCATTACAAGCAACTGACGAAGCGGGGCATCAGCGAGGAGACCTGTCGCAAGTGGGGCTACCAAGTCGGGGACGGGGTTCACATCATGAACTACCGCTCCCCCCAAGGGGCCCTAATCGCCCAAAAATTCCGAACCCCCTCGAAGGAGTTCTCATGGGTAGGAGATGCCCAGAATGCGGGGCTCTACGGCCAATGGCTGTGGGGCTCGAAGGGCAAGAGCGTAGTGATAACGGAGGGCGAGATCGATGCCTTGTCGGTATCTCAAGCCTTCGACCTGAAATGGCCTGTAACGTCGCTACCGAATGGTACTGGCTCTCTGAAGAAGAGCTTGACGAAATCATATGGCTGGCTGGACGGTTTCGAGAAGATCGTCCTGATGTTCGACATGGACGAGGTGGGCCAGAAGGCAGTGAAGGAGGCAGTGGAGTTGCTGCCTCCGGGGAAGGTGTGGATCGCGAGACAGCCCGAGGGCTGCAAGGATGCGAACGACACGCTGAGGCAAGGCGGCGCTTCTGCAGTGCTGAGGAGCTTCTACGATGCGGCTCTGTGGAGGCCCGATGGGATTGTTGCCGCAGAGGACATGAGCCTCGACGAGATCATGACGGCGTCCCCGGCTGGTTTGTCGATGCCTTATCCGAAGCTGCAGTCGATGGTACTCGGCTTTCGGCCCGAGTTGACGCTTCTTACCGCAGGCTCCGGTATTGGCAAGAGTACGCTCGCAAGAGAGTGGGCGTATTGGCTCCGCACGCAGCACGGCCAGAAGATCGGCAACATCTTCTTGGAGGAAACGAACCGCAAAACGGCGCAAGCCTACGTCGCAATCGACCACAACGTTCCCCTTGGGCAGTTGAGATACGAGCCGAGCCTTCTCACCCGGGAGCAATGGTCATCATCGAAGACCCGCGTCCTAGATGGTGGGATGTATTTCTACGACCACTTCGGTTCTTTGGCTTCTGACAACCTCATCAGCAAGATCACGTACCTGCGCCGCTGCTGTGGCGTCTCGTTCGTGGTGCTCGATCACATCTCGATCGTGGTGTCGGGCCTAGAGACGGACAACGAGCGCAAAGACATCGACATCCTGATGACTGCGCTCCAGATGGTGATCCAGCAAACTGGAGTGGGCATTGTTGCCATCGTGCATCTTAAGCGTAAGCCCGGGGTCGTGTTCAATGAAGGGGGCCAGATTTCCCTGTCCGACCTGCGAGGCTCGGGAGCCCTCGAACAGCTCTCCGACAACGTCATCGCCCTTGAGCGAGACCAGCAAGCCGTTGGAGACCTCGCTCTCCAAGAAAACATCCGCGTCCTGAAATGCCGAGAAACCGGGCACACCGGGCTCGCGGACACTCTCTACTACGACCGAGCCACAGGCCGGTTGCGTATCTTCAAACCCTTTACGCCCATCGAGGCGAAGGAAGCAGCGTAAATGACTGAGTTCAAAGTTGGTGATCTGGTTCGTGTTGTTGACGGGAACGCCGAGCGGCTCCCGCAGAATGCCCTCGCGATCGTTACCCGCATCCACGGCGATGCCTGGGGTGACACCTACGTCGAGGTGCTCCTAGAAGGCAAGACCGAGCCCACGGAAGGCTGGCTCCCCTCGCGCTTCGAGCTGGTGTCGAGCATCGATGACCTCCAGGCCGAGGTGGACGAGCACGAGATCGATGAAGAGTACGTAGTGGTCGGCGACGACGATCGCGTCCACGCTTGGCACGAAGACCTCTACGCGGCCATCTCTGATGCCAAGTCGGCAGCAGAAGAGACTGGCGGCGATTTCCACGTCTACGCCCTCGTCGCCTCCGCAGTGAGCACTCACAGCGTCGAGATCATTTGAAGGACGTTCTCTTCGACGCAGAAGCAAATGGGCTTCTAGACACGGTTACTCACGCACACTGCGTTTGCGGTGTGGACTTGGCCACTGGCGAGAGGTGGCGGGAACGAGATATTCCCGCTGCCCTCGACCGACTGTCGAAAGCCGAGAGGATCATCGGCCACAACATTTTGCGCTACGACCTCCCCATGCTGAAGAAATGTTATGGCTGGGAGCCTGCGCCTTGGGTTGTGCTGCGTGACACCAAAGTAATCGCGAAACTCAAACACCCGAATATCGGAGACCTCGATGCAGCTCTTATTAATCGAGGGACCATGCCCCCAGGCAACGCTTATCGTGGGCGGCACACCATTGCGTCCTGGGGATATCGGCTGGGCATACGCAAGCTCGGAGAAGACATCTGTGATTGGTCCCAATGGACCCAAGAGATGGAGGATCGATGCGCCAGCGACGTTGAGGTCAACCTCGCCCTCTGGAGACACCTGGGAGCTGACGCTTACTCTCAAGATGCAATCGAGCTAGAGCAGCGCATCGATGTCCTCGTCTGGCACATGGAGCTGGCCGGCGTCCCCTTCAACCTCAAGAAGGCCGAGGCCCTCCACCAAGACCTCAAGGCCAAGCAGAGCGAGCTGGAGGCTGCGCTGGTCGAGCAGTTTGGTTCGTGGGTCGCTCCAATCTCCCCCAGCAAAGACAAGTACGAGGTTAACCCGAGGCGGACAGGTGCTCGCCAGGTTTTGCTACCCAACGGCGAGAAGCACCGCGAGACCTACACCGCAGGTCAGCCTTACTGCAAGCTGAAGCTGGTCACCTTCAATCCCCGCTCCAACGCACACATCGAGAAGGTGCTGAGGGCCCGAGGGTGGGTGCCGAAGCAATTCACGCCGACCGGCAAGGCCGAGATCGACGAGAAGGTCATCGGCGCGATCGTCAGGCAGTTCCCAGAGATGGAGGGCCTCGGCGAGCTGGTCACCGTCAACAAGCGCATCTCTCAACTCTTCGGGGGCGAGCAAGCCCTCATGAAAGCGGTGGGACCTGATGGACGCATTCACGGCGTCATTGATCCGATGGGCACGACAACATCGAGGGCGTCCCATTTTCACCCGAACCTCGGCCAAGTGCCTTCATCCAAGTCGCCTTATGGCTCTCGCTTTCGCGAATGTTTCCATGCACCGGAAGGCTGGGTCCTCGTCGGGGCCGACCAAGAAGGTCTGGAAGGAAGGGGCCTCGGCCACTACATGGCGGCGTTTGATGGAGGAGCATATGCGAAGGTCCTACTTTCAGGCGACCCGCATTGGTCCTCGGCGCAGGCCCTGGAGTTGATCGACGAGGGCGAGCAGCGCGACAAGGAAAACCCTTTCCATAAGGTAGCGCGCGAAGGCTCCAAAACATTTTATTACGCCCTGATCTACGGTGCCCAGGAGAATAAGTGCGGCGAGAACATCCTCGATATCTGTTTGGCGGCCGACAAGCTGGGCGTTCGTTGGCCCTACGAGAAATTCTTCGGGGACAGCAAGGACCCCAAGAAGGACAAGCTGCTGTGGCCCGTGGGCGATGTCGCCCGCCGTCGCTTCCTCGCCAACATTCCTGGGTTCGGGAAGCTTTTAGAGAAGGTCGAAGGGCAGGCCACTGATTTCCGAGCCATCAAGGGCCTCGACGGCCGGGTCATCCCAATCCGCTCAATCCACTCTGCGCTGAACTTTCTCATCCAAAGCAGCGGCGCAATCCTCTGCAAACGATGGGGAGTAGACGCCTATGACGAAATGCTTGCTCGCGGATGGAAGCATGGGTGGGACGGAGATTTCGTATTCTGTCTCTGGGTTCACGATGAGTATGTGGTGGCTTGCCGACCCGGTATCGCAGATGACGTTGGAGAAATCCTCGTCAAGCACGCCCGCAGGGTCGGTGATATCTACAAATACCGTGTTGCCCTCGATAGCAAATACTCCATCGGCCGAACCTGGAAAGACATCCACTAGCTTCGGCGACGACAACGACCGAGTGATCGAGCTGCTCACCGCTGTGTGGCGGGGCAAGGTCATGGTCTCCTCGAACCTCGCTCGCGACAACGCAGTCATCACCGGGCTGTGTGCGAGCGTGGGCTTCATCTCCACCAAAATCTCTCACAACGTATTCTCGCGCCAGTGGCACATAACCCCGAGGGGCCTGCACTGGCTGGAAGGACAAGACAATGGACGCTAATACAATTCGTGCAATCAACCTGATCGGTGGCCAGCAGCTCCACTCGGCGATCGAGATGCTGCGCAACGCCATCGACGAGGCAGAGAGCCGAGGCGAAGATCGGGGCTACGAGGAAGGCTACGGCGCTGGCTACGATCGTGGCGTCGAGGTCGCCGCCGAGGCCCAGGCTCACATCGAGGCGATGGAGTTCTGATGCACACCACCTTATTGGTGGACGGCGACGAATATCTCTTCAAAGCGTGTAGTGCCTGCGAACGGGAAATTCACTGGGATGACGTCAACCATGTCCTCTACTGCAACAGGAACGAGGCGTGGGGAAATTTCACCAGAATGTTGTCCGAGCTGCAAGAGAAGCTGTCTGCCAATTGCAGCATTCTCTGCTTCTCTGGAGCACGCCCTTACTTTCGGGAAGAGCTGTACCCTGATTACAAGCGGGGACGTTCTAGTCGCAAGCCGCTGTGCTACGCCGAGCTGCGGAAACTTTGTGACGAGGAGTATCTGACCACGTCCTTCGACGGCCTAGAGGCTGATGACGTCCTCGGTATCCTCGCCACTAAGCCTGGGCACGACACCGTCTCTCGCAAGGTCATCGTCTCCCAGGACAAAGACATGCTGACGATCCCTGGGTTCCTTTGGCGCGAAGGGGCCCTCGCTGAGAGCAGCCCCCGGCAGGCCATGCAGTGGCACTACTACCAGACCCTCTGCGGAGATAAGTCCGATGGCTACCCCGGCTGTCCTGGCCTGGGGGAGAAGAGGGCCCTGGAGTGGCTGGAGGCCGAGGACGAAGAGGGGGAGCCCTGGAGCTGGGAGCGCGTCGTCGCTGCCTACAAGAAGAAGAAGCTCACCGAACAGGACGCCCTGCTGCAAGCGCGGATGGCCCGCATCCTGCAATGGTCTGATTGGGACTACGAGCGCAAAGAACCGATCTTGTGGGTGCCCAATGCCGTTCGCTAACGAGGAGGACAGGAGAGACTACAAGCTCTGGTATCGATACGGCATCGACGCCGATGACTACGAGGACATGCTGGAGGACCAAGGGTTCGCCTGTGCTGTCTGCGGCTCTCCTAACCCCAAAAGTAGGGACGGCTTCTTCCATGTAGACCACTGCCACCACAGCAATGCGGTGCGTGGTCTGCTCTGCTTCCCGTGCAACATCATGCTCGGGGCGGCGTTTGATAGACCCGAAACTCTGCGTGCCGCTGCACACTATGTGGAGAAATCATGGACCCCGTAAAGTTCAACGAGAACTGGGAGATCGAACGGATGCGGGCGATGCAGAACTGCTACCCCTCCCATCTCGGAGGGGCGTCAGTGCAGGAGCTATCGGCCGCAGGGACCCAAGGGGACCCCGTCAACCAACCACAGCACTACGCCCGATGGGCCATGCAGCCCATCGAGTTCATCGCCGCCAACGACCTGCCGTTCTGGTTTGCCAACGTGGTCAAGTATTGCTCACGCTACGATGCAAAGGACGGACTGCAGGACCTCTACAAGGCGAGGTCCTATCTGGAGATGAAGATCAGGCAACTCGAAGGCGCGCCGAACTGGTGGGAGAAGCCCGTCGAGGAGCAGCAACGTGCCGCGAAAGCTCGTTGAGGCCCACAAGGACGCCGCGGGGACCTATTGGGTAATCCCCGCGGACGCCAAGGACACTGCGCCCATCGAGGTCTGGTGGAAGCGCGAGCACACCAAGAGCAAGAAGCTGGCCGACGAGAACCTCGTCATTCGTCAGGATGACGGGGAGGAGGCCGACGCGATCATCCTTACCCTCGGGCAAGTCTACGACCTCATCGCGGTCCTGAACTGCGCAGTGGAGGAGGTATGAAATTCGTTGGCTGGGCTCTGGCTGACAAAGACGGAGACCTCGTGAGGACCGGAAGGCTCGCGGGGGGCATGCCGAAAATCTACACCGACATGAAGGACGCCAAGCGCGTCAAGACCCTCTACACGAACGACTACGGCTACAAGGGCCTTAGCATCGTCGAGGTCCACACAGAGGACAACTATGACATTTGAAGAGTACGAAATCGAGATGATGACCCGCATGATGGGTCTGATCAGCTCGACTGTGCAGGTTTGTGCCTCAGCCACTCGGGAGGCATTACTGACTGACGTCCGCGTTGGTCGCCTCACGACCGACTACGTCGAGAACCTCCTGCAGGACATCGGACTGCGCACGTCTCAAGCGATCAACGATGCGTTCCAAGAGGGCGTCAAAGAAGGTCGCGAGCAACGTGACGACACCATCTACGATCCGCCGCGCAAGCTCGGCATCGAGACCTCGGCCGACGAACTGTGACTACCGTAGCATACCGCGATGGTGTGCTCGCTGGAGATGGACGCATCACCCTCGAAGGGGGTTCGATCCAAACTGAAAATCAACGCAAGGTCCACAGGCTGAGGGACGGCAGGCTATTCGGATATGCAGGTGATACGGATGACGCAGAGCGTCTCCGCATATCCCTCCTGCAGAACGACAAGCCCCCATCCCTGCAGAACATCCAGGCCCTCTTGGTGCAGACCGATGGCAGCATCGACTACTACCAAGGCAACGTCTGGCAGCGCCTCGAAGGTGATGACTACTACGCCATCGGCACCGGGGGCCCCTCGGCCCTCGTAGCGATGGACTGTGGCAAGTCCGCTCGGGAAGCAGTGGTCTGCGCGATACGGCGAGACAACAACAGTGGCGGCAAGATCAAGACTGTGAGGCTGAAGGCCCAATGAACGTTCAGTTTCCCTACCAACCCTATCAATCTCAGGACTGGCAGCAATACCTCCAGCAGTCCAGCCCACTGCAGCAGCAGCTCAGTGTGCTCGGCAATATCCTCTCGGAGGTGGCGGAGCTGAACCAGCGTCAGAAGCAAACCAACGAGCTGCTCTCGGTCCTTATCGACCTAATCCCCATTAGCGACTTTGCCAGCCGTGGCGAAGCGCCCAAGCACAAAGGCAAGAAGAAATGATGACCCTTGGGTCCTACAGGGTCGGGTTGGATTTCAACCCCGACAACAACAACCACGTCAGCGAGATCAAGAGCGCCGCTGCCCGCTGGATCGACTACCTCGAAGCCTACACCCAGCTCGATGGCATTCCCCACGAGGCCCATCGGCTCGTCGAGATCGCCCAGGAGCACATCGAGACGGCGGCCATGTTCGCTGTGAAGGCTGTCACCAAGAAGCCCCGTGCGTAGCGAAGCTGCGCTTGCGTAACGCACTCGCGACCCTGGAGGAGGCGCTGCGTAAGCGTCTCCCCAACTCCTTCACCTACACCAACGGCAACCTGATCAAGCAGGGCTTCGATGAGGGCGTGGCCAAGCAGGCCATCGCGACCTACGAGAACATGGAGCTTGAGCTGATCGAGCAAGAGGAAAAGAGATATGGCAAAAAGCACTAAGAAATCCACCAACGTTAACGCTGGCTACAGCAAAGTCCAGACCAACGACACCCCGCCGAAGACCTCGCCGGTCTCGAAGCTCCCACCCACGCAGAAGGGCAGCGGTGGCAAGACGACATTCGGGAGCAAGTGCTGACATGATCGTCGCAGCAATCATAGGTGGGGCCATCGTCGTTTACGGGGTCCCTTTCTTGGCCTTCACATTACACATGATGCACTGAGGGGCTGATGCTCCTCACCTTCTTCGCGGCGTACCTCGGCTGCATTGCGGCCGGGGTCACCGTCTTCTTCCTGCTCTACCTCGCCGATGTGTGATGCGCTGGCTCATAGCCGCCATCATCGTAGTGGCCCTCAACTGCTGGGCCATCCACGCCATCGGTGATGACAAGCACACCGTCAAGCACACCGAACTCGATCCTCCCCGCATCCTGCACCTCACGGCCCCCAACGGCTCACGCATCGACGTGGTCCGCGAGAGCGTCGCGTGGTTCGCGCCCTTCGCCGGCTTCAAGGCCCCGGGGCACGTCACCACCCTCATGACCCTCTACGGCCCGGTGGACGTGCAGGAGACGATGGACGCGGTCGAAGCAATCTGGACTGAGCAATAGACCGATGCCCTATAAATCACGCCAACAAGAGAAGTGGGCTCACACTCCCGCGGGCGAGAAGGCCCTCGGAGGACCTGAAAAGGTCCGTGAGTGGGACCAAGCGTCCAAGGGCAAGAAGCTGCCCACCAAGGCCCCCAAGAAGAGCAAGAAGAAATGAACCACTTTGACATTTTCCTCGCTTCCTATGCAGGCACGTTCGCCGGCTACGTCACTGGTCAGATCGTCTTCTTCGGGGTCATCTACCTCGTAGCAAAGCACTACATCTGATGCCCCTCGGTTGGGTCCCTCTGATCCTTTGGAACGTTTGGGTCGAATGGGCGTTAGGGATTTATGCCACAGGTTCGCAACTATCTCCCGATCGCCCTCAAAGACGCCAACATGAGGCGCTCCGCCTGCGCGGTGGAGGCGATATTTCGATCGGCCAACATACTGGACGAGCTGCCCCCTGAGTGCCTTGAGGAGATCAAGGACTACTGCAACGCTTGGAACAAGGATCGCAAGGGCGCGTTCAGCGACTTCAAGCACGCCTACATCGCAATGGTGAGCGAGCGCCTAGCCGACGCGAAGCTGACTGAGCGCAGGCTGTACTACGGGATCACTGGGAGACCCGATACGAAGACAATGAAGGACTACGAGCTGCAGCGGAGAGACCCAGATACGCGGCCTGACCCAGACGGTGACGAAACATTTGAAGGCTGATAGACATCACGCTGCACCTGACAAAAAACCCCCTGACTTTCCCGTATCTCAGATACGAGTTGGTCAGGGGGATTTTTTCAATGCCGCTTCGTCGGCATCGTGTGGGTGTGCGTCGAGATGTCGTCGCGGTGGACCATGCTCGAATGGCCGTGGTGCCAGTGCGAGGCGTTCTCGGCGAACTGAGCCTCCTTGCGCAGCGCAGGGCTGGAGGAGTGCTCGGCCCGCTCGATCTTCGAGGCGGGGATGTGCTTGCCCTGGGCCACGCCTAGCTTCTCGTGGAGAAGCCCCTTGTGGCTGGGTTTGATGTGGATGCTCATTGCATGGACACCTTGGGTTTCTTGACCTTCACGGTCTTGGGGCCCTTGAAGGACCCGAAGGGCTTGGCCTGGACGGTGCTCTGAGGGGCGCTAGGAGCCGCTGTAGTGCCCGCCAGTGCCTGTGTAGCAGCCGAGAGCACCCCAGGGCCCATACCGTTCACAGGCGCACCAGTGAGGTCGGGTGTCGTGGGGCTGGTTTCTTTCAGTCCGCCTTTACGCGACACCTTGGGCTTGCCGCCAGGTTTGGGCATCTTGGGTTTGGGAGCTTTGGGCATTCCGGCCATTAGTGAAACATCTTGTAGAGGAACGTGCCGAGGAGGGCTGACACAGCCGACACGCCCCCTGTGCCAATCCAGAACTTCTGCTCAACCCCGCGGATGCGGTCCTCGTGGTCCTTTTGGACCCCAAGGGCGCTATCGAGTTTGTCCTCGATGCGGGTGAGGCGGACCACTACCTCCTCGGACATGATGGTTAGCTCACCTTAGCGGGGGCAGCCGCAGCAGCCGCGTCAGCCTTGGCTTGGGCAACAGCCGCTTGAGCCGAGGTGAACGCCTTGTAACCGGAAACCACGCTCTGTGCGTTCACGACGAGAGCAGACTTGCCCGAGGCCGAAGCAGCAGCGTGCGCAGACGCGAAGGCATTCAGTGCGGTGACCGCAGCGTTGGCCGCAGCCAGCACCGGGGCCGACACACCGCCGACCGTCTGTGCGAGCGACAGGGCGAGCTGCAGGTCAGACACGATGGTCGGGGCATTCGAGGCAACCCAATTCAGGGCCTTGACGACATCGGCCTCAGCGACCGCGACATCACCCTTAACGGCCGCCACGACCTTCACGACATCGGCCTCAACAGTGGCCACGGTAGAAGAGAACCAAGAGAAGAAATTGAAGGACATTATTGCTGATACTCCTTGAGGACAGCCGCGAGATCAGCTTTCAGCTTGTCGATGTCGGGGCCTACGTAACGGTGGATGACGATGCTGAGGTCATTCAGCATCTTCTCGACGTCCGGGGTCAGCGCCATCGCGATGTGGACGGCCTTAAAGATTTCACCGAAGTCAGGCATCGTGGATCAGGTCCTCTGCCCGCCTGAGAAGCTTATGGAGAAGACTTTCCTGCGGGGCTACCCCTTCCGCCTGGTTTGACGCATCAGCGGGCTCCGCAGACGGTCTGGGGAGGGCAACTGTCGGGGGTGGAAGGGTCGGTCCCTCGTAGCTTGAAGCCGCGGGGAAGACCACGGTAGGGTCCAAGACCATGAGCCTGCGGAGGATCACCATCACCCCGAGCTGCTCGTCCGCGCGGTGGCGATCGAAGACCCCATCCCTGACGAACTTACCCCTGGAGTAGTGGTTGCAGCCTGACCAGAGGTAGGGGCTGTTGATGTGGTGGTGGCGGTAGCCCCAGCCGTTGTAGCCCTCAGCCTGATAGGCGAACTGGGCGACGTCCCAGGTCTTGATGTGGTGAAGGTGGCGACACTCCAAGGCATCAGCCGCAGCCTCCTCCCAGGTGTAGGGCGGGGGCTTGTGTGGGATGCGGCCGGCAGGGACGTGAACGGTCCTGTGGGTCAGAGGGTCCCCGTTGGCGAGGTGGCCGTGCCACGAGAGGTCGGCCTCGCGGTAGTGGATCGGGGCGACCCAATACCACGGCACTCCTGTCTGCAGCCAGACCTTCTGGTAGCGGGAAAGGTCGTCGATGATCTTCTTGGCGACAGCATCAGCTCGGGCCCTGTGGGCCTCTGGGATCGCCATTGTATCCCAGAGGTGCTGATATTCGCTTGCCGCCTCTTTGTGGGCGGGAGCTGACATTACTGAGCCGGGGCCTTCGATGCGTCGTTGATGACCTTGCGCACGTCTTCGAGCGTGGCCTTGAGGTCGGCGACGTCGGACTGGAGCTGCTTCACGGAGTGTCCAGCCTGGACGTCCGCGAGTAGCTTGCGCACATCAGCGCTGAGGGCCTTGGAGCCCGCGGTGTGTCCGAGGAAGGCAGCGAGGAGGGCCGAAACGGCCGAAACAATAGCGGGAAGGACAGTTGCCCAATCCATGATGATTTATCCTTGTGCAACGATTTGCCAGTTGGTGCCGTCGGCAACGAGATAGGCGAACTTGCCGCTCGCAGCGATGATCGCAGTGCCCGCGGTGGTGCTGTTGAGAGGCACTACGTTCGAGCTGGCCGAGATGATGGCGTTTGTGTTGGTGGCACCCATCTTGATCTTTAGCTCTTGGCCTTTGGTGGTCGCCGCCGGGAGCGTGAGGGTGGTCGCTGCCGTCGAGGTGACGATGACCAAGCCGCTGGTGACCGTGCCGGTGCCGCTGAGGGTTTGAAAGCCCGCGGAGTTGTTGGCGACCAAGGGGCCTGAAATGGTGGCGGCCCCGTTGAACGAGGCTGCTCCGTTGAACGTGGCTGCGGCGCTCCACGTATGCGCACCCGTCCACGTCGGCACGATGCCCTGATTGAGCGCAGGCGCAGAGCCAGCGTCCATAAGGGTCCCAGTACTGCTCGTAATGGCCGCAAGGCCGACTAGGGCGGTAGGGGCCGCAGTACCGTAAACAGCGACGACCAACCACGCGCTGCCGCTGTAGACGTAGAGGAGTTTCGTGGTCGTGTTGTAGTAGAGCTGCCCCGTAACCAGCGGATTACCGTAGTTGTCGGTAGTCGGGGCTGTGGAGAACGGGCCCAGGTAGACAGCCTGAAACCCGGTGGTGATAGTAGCCTGATAGAATGAGGAGGGCGCGGGAGTGCTCATGCGTTAGCCTTGCGGTGGATAGAAGTCACCGGGGCCCACGCCACTGTCCATCGGTGTCGGATAGAAGAACGCTGGGCTCACGACTGAACCACCACTCAGCTCGTCTTCGTCCGCTTGGCCCTGCAGGTCGTCCTTGATCTGTTGGAAGCGTGCCTCCCAACGGTCGGCCCTACGGTCGCTGTAGAAGTCCGCTGCGTAGCCAAGGGCCCCGTAGGCCACTAGGTCCGTAGCGATCAGCGTGATGGCGTTGGTGTCCGAGGGGTTAACTAGCGGAGCCAATTGTGCGTAGTAGACGATGGTGACGGTATCGCCCACGGCCGGCATTGGGCCGAGTATCCAAATCCCGCCCATGCGGTAGTAATACTGAGGCCAATCGATGTTGGCCGGAATGAGGGTGCTGGTCGCCGGGGACTGGCCCGCCAAGTGCGTGACGGTGGTGATGTCCTCTTTGATGATCCGATCACCTTGTGAGTTGATCAGGTCGATCAGCTCGACCATGTCCGAGGGAATTACCAAGCCTGTGTAGCCGTTCGCGATCGTCACCGTGACGGTCTTTTCCATCGCGGGGCAGCGCAATTCTCTTTGGATACGCTGGATCGAGTTTTGCACCCACGCCTGTATCTGAGCGGTCGTTGCGTCTCTCCGGTTAAGGAGAGCGGAAGTCATGGTCTGACAGTCTTGGTAGGTCGTCATTACAGCGTGACGTAGTTGATCGTGCCGGTCACTGTCTGAGCCGTGCCACCGACGACGATGTCGAGCGCTTCACCCAGGCTGGTCACAAACCAACCATCGGGGTTGTAGGGGAGCACGAGGCTGTCCGCGCCGATCTGGATTGCGTTGGTCTTGTTCGCGACAGTGGCGTGGCTCTGGAAATTGAAGGGGGTGCCAGCGGTGCCAACGCTGAGGACCGCAGACATCACGCGGATGCGTGCGCCAGCCACGGCCGCCACGATGGTGCCTGTGCCGGTCGCTTGGCTTACCGGAGCCTGAATTGATTGATAGGGATGGGACATTAAAAGCTCTTGGTCGTGGTGATGAACTTGTCCAGGCTCTCCTTACGCAGTCGAGCTAGGATCGCGTGGACGTCCTCTTGGTGGACGTCGAAACCCTCACGCTTCCATTTCTCCACGGTAGAGATCGGGATCGAGCAGACCCGGTAGAGGTCGCCCATCGGCGTATGCAGCGTATCGATGCGCTCGTCCTTCAACTGGTCGAGATACCAATTGGGGATGAGCTGCTCGCGCTTGATGATGAGGGTGTCTTGCTTGCCGGAATGATGATCTTCATCGAACGAGATCATCTGGTCGTGGAGACCGTCAACAGTAGTCGTCATGTGAGGCAAAGGGGGGTAAGGGGCCCCGAAGGGCCCCAACCGATTAGAGGAAGTTCACGCCGACTTTGGGCGCGGCAGAGGTGGGGTTGGTGAGAGCGACCAGCGTGAACGTGAGGGTGCCGGGCGTAGCCACCGCGGCAAAGCCCTGGCTGTTCAGGGTCCATGTGGTCGGGACGATCTTGCCAAGATAAGTCGCCACCGCTCCACCAGTGTCACCGGACGCCGGAATGCACGAGACCACCGGGATGGTGTTCGCGTCAATCAGCGGAGAAGTGACCGTGAAGACCTTGCCAGTGGTGATCGGGATGACCGCGTCACTGGTGAAGATGTTTTGCTGGTTGTTGAGGGTGATCGCGCCGGCGACAGACGTGCCAGCGCTGACCTTGTCACCCATATTGACATAGGCGGTCATGATTAGAAGCCCGAAGTTGCGTTATCGACAACGAGCGCAGAAGCCAAGAAGTTCTTGTGCTTCAGCGAGAACTCGCCGACGATCATTTGTTTGATGCTGTCGCCCGTCTTCGCGAGGACCTCGCGGAACCACGGACGCAGAGTGACGAGCACCCACATGGACGGATTGAGGATCAGCGTCCACGGTTTGCCAGTGCCTGTCGCGAGAGCTGAGCCGTTGACGAAACGGTTGATGACGACCTTCAGGGGCCCGAAGGGGCTCATGTAGACGTCCACCGCATTCACGATGGTCTTGTCGCCACCGTCACGGGTGTCTTCCATGAACCGCGTGCGGCTACCGGCCTGGGTCGTGATCTGGCCAGAGGCAACGCCGAAGCCAGAGCCCGCGCCACCAGTGAGGCCACCGGCCTTCGCCATGATCGCGATGTTCAGGGCGTTAGGCGGGGTGACCATGAGCGTGTTGGGCTCGGCACCGTTGTTGTAGCAAGCCTGGATCGCGTTCAGCATCGCGACTTCGCCCAGCACTTGGCTTGTGCCGCTGTACCAGACAGGGGTCTGGTTCGGAAGAGACGGAGAGGCGGTCAGGAGCTGCGAGTAGCTCGCCATCTGACGCGCAGCGCCATCGCTGCCCACAGTCGCTGCCACGTTGTTACCAACGAGGGCGACTTCGAGATCGCGCTTCACCTGCGCCGCCGACTTGGCGAGCTGGTAGGCGCTTTCCTTCGCGCGGCCGTAGGTGCTGGTCACGTCCATCGTGCCAGAGACCTGCGAAGCCTCGGCGAGGATTTGCGTGACGTTGGAACGCATCACGGTCGGGTTGACGGTCACGAACTGAGCGTCGAAACCTTCGGTCTGTGCGTTCACCGCGGCGGCGCGGAGGCTGTCCTCTTGCCACTGGAAGAATTTCTGGGTGATCTTCTCCCGGCCAATCATGGACTGGAACGGGGTCTTGGTCGGCGAGATATTCGTGATGATGTCGCTGACGTCTTCTTTCAGACCGACAGCGTCGTATGAAGTAAAGAGAGGCATTGCTCTGTTGAGGGGTTATTGATCACTGTGCTCTTGGAAACCAGCGAGGAAAGCTTCAGCAGCGTCGTCCTGAGAGCCTGTCCTGCGCAGCTTGGCGACGGCCTTGACCTTCGCGGAGCCTGGGCCCGTGGAGCCCTCGGGGGCCCTACGTGAGGTCTTGATGACCTTCTTGACCTGCTTGTCCTTCTTGATTGTCTGGACTTGCGCGGTCTGCTTGCCGAGGCTGTATTGCAGCGCCATGTGGAGTAGCTTGATCACCGGGGCCAGAACGATGTCGTTGACCATCGGGGCCGGCACGCCTTGCTTCACCGCAAACTGGCGCAGACTGTCGTAAGTCTGCGGGCCCCAGCCTTCGATGTAGTTCGGGTCTGCCGGATCAGTGAGCATCTTGGTGGAGGCTTCCGCCTGCACCTTCATCTGCGCTCGGGTCTGCTCCTGCAGTGCCTCGACAAACTTGCCTTGGTGCTGCTTGAGGAACTGGACCTCCTCCCAGCGTGCGTTGGCCTCCTCGCGGAGGGCCTGGAGCTGCTCGGGGGTGACGCGCTGATCCCTTGCGAGTGCGAGGAAGTCGAGCTTCAGGTAGGGCTCAAGCTTCTTCTCGGCCTGCGCGAGGAACGCATTGGCGACCGCCAGGTGCGACTGTTGATCGCCTTCAAGCTTCTGTCTGGTAGCAGAGAGTTGTTGTGATCGTTGAGTGAGTGCGGCTTCTTGACCGTAGAGGCGCTTGAGGTTGGCAATGGGAACGTCAATCTGCTTGCCGTCCACTTCGACCTTGGTGTGGACGTTCGTTTCGTCCTCGATCCAAAGTCGCTTGTCTTCCTCTTCGCCTTCACCTTCGTCGTCTTGGCTCTCCTCGGATGGACTTTCGTCGTCCTCGGTCTCAACCTCTTCGTCGTCGGTCTGGTCTTCTTCCGCTTGGTCCGGCTGCGGCCGGCGTTTAGGTTCCTCATCCCCCTCGGATGGAGCTTTTGGCTCGTCCACTTTGAAGGATTTCAGAAATTCAAATGCCCCATCACTTTCTTCGCCGGGGGCAGGCGAAATGACGTCAGAATTGATAGTCATCGTCGGTAATCGATAAGTCCTGTCGCTCGTCCGCATACCAGTCTGTCAGCTCGTCGTCGGACTGCTGCTGGTCTTGGATGGAGCGAGTTTTGAGGATTTCGTTCTTGGCTTTCACGATATTCGCCAAGAAGGTGATGTAGGCGCGTGCGCCTTCGAAGACCATATAGATTTGCTCTCGCTCGGCCTTATCGTGTGGCTTCGTAGAGAGCAGATCGTGGCAGGTGGTCTTCTCAAACTCCTGCCACGCCATGTCGTGGAACGGATGGGCGACCATCGCTTCGATGAATGCGCCCACCTCCACGGTGTCATCTTCAGTAATTGCCGAAACCTCCGCTTGAGGGGTTGTTCTGCACCACGGGGCTCTTGTGCATGGCCTTGAGATACTTCTCGACCAGTGCGGGACCCTCGGTGCCCATTAGGCTCGTTGGGACCCCTGGCCCGAACCGTTCGTCGAAGGTGGCCGGCTGTGGCGGGCCCACGTTCTGGCCGATCTGGTTGTAGCCCGCTTGGCCGGCGAGGGACCCAGGGGCCGCGGGGCCTTGGGACGGGAGACCAGCCTGCCGAGCCCGATACATGATTTTGGACATGAGGTCCCCGAGGGCCCTCTGCCGGTCGTAGTAGCCCGGGGGTTCGGGCCTCCGGTCCTCGATGAGGCCCGAGGGGTTCTGGCCACTAATCATCGCTAGCCGGCCGGCGAAATCTACTCCCGGCATAGCGGGAGCGAAGCGTTGGTCGAAGGAGGCCCCCGGAGGGGCCCCGTAGCCGAATATGTTGCTCATGGTCGTGGTGCCACCGTTGCTGTCATCTTGGCTTCCTCGGGGCGCATCTTCTCCTCAAGGGCCATCTGACGGTGAGCCACGTCCACGCGCGCGACGCTTTCGAGATCGCGCCTATTGAGGTCGCGGTCCTTCTCCATCGCAGTCAGCATCAGCTTCTTGCCTTCGAAGTCGAGCTTGCCTTCCTCGTATGCAGCCATGCGCTGATCCGTGGTGGCCTTCGCCTGCGCAGTCATCACGGCCGCTTGCGCGGTATCTTGCTTCGCCTTCGCCTCCATCATCGGGATCGGGTTGGGCTGTGGCGGCTGGAAGTTCGGAGTGATGTAGCGGCTGATGCCGGTGATGCCACCGATCTTCGCAGTGTCCGTGATCAAGGCGTAGCGGTTCTGCGGAGTGAACATGTTCTGCAGCGCCGGGTCGCTCGACAGCTCCTTATAGAGCGTGGCGTGCTTCTGGACTGCTTCGTCACGCTCGCCGTAGCCGAGGTGCATCGCCACGGTGGCGGTGGTGCGCTCGGTCCACTTGGTGACATCGATGCGGATCGGCTTGCCAGCCACCTCGATGATCTTCGCCTTCTTCTCATTGAGGATGGCGAGTTTGATAACTCGGAACATCAACGGCACGAAGAAGTTGTTGACGAAGTTTCGAGCGGCGATCTTCTGCCGTTGGGTCCCGAGACTGACGAGGTCTCCTACCAAGCCACGCGAGTTCTGCTTAGAAAGCGCATCCTTGTTTAGGCCCTGGGTCAGGGACGATACGCCCGTCGTTTTCTCATTGTTCTGTTCGAGGAGCTGCAGTATCTCGAAAACAAATGGATTTAAGTTCGGCACCTGCAACGCCGAGACACTGTCTGGTCTCCGCACGTTGACGATGCCACCCATCCGGTTGTCGAGCATCTCTCTTGGATTGACCAGCCCGCCATTGACCACTTGCCAACGCGGATTGACCGTCATGCTCGCGTGATCGAGGACAGCCCTGATGAGGACAGTGCGCGCGTTCTGCGTCTGCGCAATCCGCATCGCGAAGTTGTTGCCGAAGACAATGTGAGGGACAGGCAACGGGACGTAGACAATAAACGGGTGCTCATCGACCTCATCGATGGAGAAGAGGACGTAGCCTGAGTGCAGGACCTTATAAAGTCGAGCCCCCTTTGTGGGGTCGATGACGAGGGTGCAGTAGCTTTCATACACCATCACCTTTTCCATTTCCGGCTGAACCGGATTGTCCAACGCTTGGAGGCTTTCGACGGGAGCATTACGCGCCAACACCTCGGGGCTCAGATCGAGACCCTTGGCGTCGTCGTAGTGGCACTCCATCACCTTCGCTTTATCCATGCCGAGATTGATCATCTCGCCTTTGGTTTTGAGCGTGCGATGCGCGAGGTATTCGATGTGCCCGTGCTCCTTTTGGAAGCTAACAAGCCGAGGGGCCACGAGAAACTCCTCGGGCGGGAGCTGCAGGACGCGGACCTGTGACTTGTCGATGAGGACGACGAGGGTGCCGTCGTAGGTCCCATTCTCGTTCTGCTCGGCTTCGAGCTGGTCTACCTCGTCCTGGGCCGTGAGGGCGTTCACTTGCTCCAGGGACAGGCCCTGGAACGTGCGCTCCTCCTGATTGATGTACTCCTCCCACCAGACTTTCGCGGGGCCCATGCGGCATGTGAGGCCGTCGTGAATCACATCGTTGAAAATCTGGTAGCCGTTGTTCTGTTGGAAGATGATGTGCTTCGCGTACTTGGTCGCGGCCTCGCAGTCATCGACGCCCATGTCTTGGTCGGCGTCAAACTTGGCGATGTCGTCGCCACCGGAGAAGACCTCCAGCACCATCGACTTGACAGCCTCGACACCATCATAGACGTCGTTGCTGATGAAGGAGGCCGAGCCCATGTTCTGCCGGCGAGGCAGATAGCCGTTGTAATATTGTTGGACCCGCTCGCGTTCCTTGCTGACCTTGCTGTCAAACCAAGAGACGCTCTCCTGGGATTTCTGATAGACGCGGGTAACGACGGCCTCGTCAGAGAGTATTCGTTTCTTGAGCTTCCTAGAGCCCGCCATTAGATTGCTTCCACGTAAAAGTCATCGGTGACCACCACTGGCTCCCACACGCCCTCATGGACGTGAGTTGCGATAGCCAGGGCCATCACCGTGTCATCGTGCGAGCCGCCATCACCTTCCATGCGGCCACTCTCGGTGACCACGAAGGCGAGCATTTCGCGGAGGGTTGTTGGGTCGTTGATTTGGATTTCGCCCGTGCGCAGAGACGCGCGGAGCTTGTCGATCATCAAGGGCTTCAGACGCTCAGTCGTGTAGACCCCGATGTTGATCGTGTCTTTCTCGTCTAACTGCCCTTCGACCTGCTCGGTGTAGAGACAGGGGTAGCCCATGTCTCGCAGGCGAACGCATGTGAGTAGTCCATGATTGTTGCGCTCAGGGCAGATGAGGGCGTCGTTGAAATAGTGTCCGAGGGTTCGGAGGATGACTGCGAAGTAGTCTGGATGACAATAGCCTCTCCAGACAGCGACCTGCCGCATCCTACTGTCCAGTATCTGAGCGACACTGTAGTCCTTCCCACTCTGCTTCTTCTCGGGGTTCGGGCGAATGCCCAGGCCGACGTCGGCTCCGATCACGTAGGTCTCGTTGGGGTCCACGATCGTGCGCTGGCCAAGCTTCCGCATATCGCGGTAGACCAGCAGCTCGCCCGCGGCGTTTTCCGTGAGCAGACCGTCTTGGACGAGGAACCTGGCGGCCGGGGCCACTACGTCCTGCAGTCGATCGTTGATGAGCTTGGGGTCGAAGACAGGCGCGCCTGTGCTAATGAAGGCTTCATCAGCGTAAGATGGACACTCTTGGCAAAAGTGGTCGAGCCCATCCCGGGCAACCTCGATACGTCGCCACGCCAACTGCTCGTCGTCCAGACCGTACCGCTGGGCGAGCTGCTCTTCATCGAAAGTTCGGGTGAAATCGCTGGGTGGCGTTCTTCGGTATTCATCGCTCTCGAACCACGCGCTGAAGAAGGGTTCAAATTCGTTGCGCCCTTCGCACGCGCCCACCCACAGCTCACGGAATTTTCCCGTCATGCCGTTGGCAGTGCTCTCGACGAAAACCGCTGTACCGGGCTCGTTGGGGACCGCTTTGATCAGTCCGCCGAAGTTGTCGTTCGCGAACGCGGTTGGCCAGAAGGCGACCTCGGAGAGGTGGCACGTTTGGAGCGTTTCGCCCCGCGCCACACCACGACCGCCAGCCGTAGCCACACGAAGAGCGCTGTCCAAGCGACTGAACACCAGCTCAGTACGCGAGCTGTACTTGGTAGCCGGCCGGATGATTTCGGCTTGGTTGTCATGGCACCGCCTGTACATGTCGAACAGCGACGTAGTGCTGTCCGCCTCGTGGGCCATGACGAGGCCCTTGAACGCTTTGTTGTGCGTGACCTTCCAATACTGGTAGGCCATGATCACCGTGGAGAGACCCTGCTGCCGTGCCTTGAGCACGACGATGCGGACCCGCCCGGTGGTTGCTTCCTGCCGTTTGATTACAGCGAGGAAGCGCTTCTGCACTTTGTTCAGGATGAAGGGGACGACTGCGCCCGCCTTCGTCCTGATCTTGCAGCACTGCGCGCACCAGAACTCGAAGTCTGTTGCTAGGCGCGCGTAGAGTGCGTCGAGTTCTTCGTTACTGAGTTTCGCCATTGGACCGCTTGGAGGCTAAGAGCGCCTCCTCAAGCCAGTCCTCTGGACGCTTCACATCCACTTCAGCCTTCGTGACAGGCTTCTGTTTCGTGTATTGGAGGCAGATGTTGATGGCGGCCAACCGATCGCGGTTACCGCCGACACCGAGGGCGATCTTGGCCGCCTCTCGTAGAGTTGCTTTTGCAATGGCGTCGTCGCTGTCAGGCACTACTACCGCAGGAACGACGCCTTCCTTTTCGAGTTTCATTATCCAACTGTCTGCTGCGAGGCCCGCGAGTTCATCGAAGGCCCTCGCTTGCTTGCACTTCATTCCATGAGGGGTGCCACGCCGGTTGCCGTGAACTCGCTTCTTCTCCCGCCACTCGGGGTCGGCCCACCGCTGCCGGTTAAGCTCGGCGAGGTTGGGCCGCGGACTGCCGACGTGGCGAGTCCACTTGCGTCTAGCTTCACCCATTGGCCTGCCTCAGCGCCTGTGCGGCCATGAGGGCCTTGAGGACCTGGGGGCTGTACTGCGTTCCGGTGCCTGCGCCCGCTGGGGCCCCTTGGGCGATACGCTCCAAGGTGCTGCCTACGGCCCGCTGCGTAGCGGTGCCGGCGATCGAGCGGAGGATGCCTCGGAGCACTGGGGACACGAGGGCCGCGGGGTGACCGAAGACGGTGGCTACGCCTGCCGTGTGCATCCCGGGGAGAATGTTGGCTGCGCCACGCGCCACGCTCGCCAGCGGTGAGCTGACCGATTGGGGCGTGACGCCGGCCATCTGGGTGGCTGCGGCTTGGTTGGCGCGGGCCGTGTTCGTCTGGTCGAGGAAATCGCCCATGCGTTGCTCGAAGGGCGTGCCCGCCGAGAAGCCACGGAGGTTGTTGATGAGGCTGTCGTCGGCTACGTCCGCCGCCCGCGAGTTGGCCCGCTGTAGAGCCATCCGAGCGTCTGCCAGGGCCGCCGCGGAGCCGTTGGAGGCCCGTAGGTCGTCGATGGCAGTCTTGACGTCCCCAGAGACCCTGAGACCCTGGGACTTGACGTCATTCTCGACGCTGTCCGCGAGCTTCGAGGTGTTCGGGCGGAAGCCCGGGTTCATGCGGGACGCCGCGGCGAGGTCGCCTTGGGCCGCTTGCTCCATCTCGGCTGTGGTGGGCGCTGCTCGCTCCAGCCCTGCAAGGCGGTTTACAAGCCTTCCGGGGCTCACCAGTGCGGCTCCGAAGCGAGCGAAGGGCTCCAGGGGGGTGCCCGCGGTAGCCTCTCCAGCGCCCTCGCTAGCCGCTCCAGCAAGACCGGCTGCGGCTGCTCGTGGCAGCATGGAGCCGATGCCCCCGAAGGGTAGCGAGAAGGTGGCGAAGCGGGAGGCCGAGCCGGCGATCTTGCCGGGTGAGGTCTCGGGGACGTGGAGGTTGGATGCCTGCTCGGGGAGCTGCTCGATCGGATTGGGGCCGGGGCCGAAATCCTTGTTGAACTGCTCCTGCTGCTTCTGGGCTTCCTCCTTCTTGAGGAGGCCCCACTCCACGTATTTCTTCTGCAGCCAATCGCCGGCTGCGTTCATGCCCCTCATAGCGAGAGCCGGGACGTCCGCGAGGCCCGCGAGGCCCTGGGACCCCACGGACTTAGCGACGTCCGAGGCTGTGTTCGAGGGCGCGAGGTGGTCGAGGATGTCCGTAGCGGACGCCCCCATCTGCTGCGCTTTCTCGAAGTTATCCTTCTGCTTCGGGAAAACCTCTTTCAGGTGATCGACGATCTGGTCGTCGCTCGCCCCCATCTGTCGCGCCTTGGCGACGTCTTGCGGGTCAATCGAGAATGCTTCATCAGCCATTTCCGGGCCATATCTTGCTCAGGTCGGGCTTGGGGGCCGAGGGGGCCGCGTTGGTGCCTTGCCCGAACATGCCACCGAGTGGAGACGCGCGGTTCTGCCGCGAGGCCGAGTTGGGCCCGAAGTTCTCTTCGTTGTAGTCGAAGTTCTTCTTGAGGTGGTCGCGGAGCGGCTGGTCGTAGCGCTTGATGTAGTCGTTGTACTTGGCCGAGCCTTCGCCCCAGATTTTCGCTGCCTGGGCCTTGCGGGCGTCGAGGGTGCCCGTCATCTGCTCGATGCGGGCCTGCTGGACGCCGTAGGTCTCGCTGGGCGACAGGTTGGCACCACCGTTGTCGCGGAGGGCCTCACGGTCCTTGAGGGCCGTCTGCTTGCCGCCTGCGACTGCGCCCGCATACTCAGCGCCGAACGCCTCGTTGGCGTCGTTGATCTTCTTCGCTGCGCCCTTATCGAGGTTCGAGGAGTTCTTACTGGAGTTATACCAGTGCGTAGTCTCGGCTCCGAACGGCGCACTATCTGGGTATCCACTGACACCCTCGTAGTTGTTGATCTCCTTGTGACCCTGCATCACCGTCATCTGGTGGTTCAGCGCCTGCTCCATCGAGCGGAAGTTCGCACCGGAGGTCCCGGCCTTGTCGCTCGTGAGATTGTGCGTGAAGTCGTAGTTCTGCTGCGCCTCGCCCTCGTTGTAGTCGGGGTTGATGGTCTGCAGCGTCCGCATCAGGTTCAGCTTGCCGGCTCCGCTGCGTCCCGCGGGGACGTGCGTAATCAGGCTGTCGTAGTTCAGGATGTTGCCGACTTGGCCCTGCCAGGACTGCGGCAGCATCTTGATCATGTCTTCTCGGCTGGCCCCGTTCTTCTGGGCCTCCTGAATTTTGCCGAGCATGTTGTCGAAGTCGCTCTGGCCCATGCCTACGCCAAAGTCGCCGCCACCGGCTGCTGCGCCCGATGCGCCTGGGGCCTGTGGGCCCGTGGGGACCTGACCCGGCTGCGGAGGCGTCACCCAGCCGTGGATGGGCTGGCCGTTGATGTCGGTGCCCGTCTGCTCCCAGCGAGGAGCGTTGAGCCTGCGATCTAGCATCTGGTCCTGATGCTGTTGCTGCATCATGTGCATCAGCATTTGGGCCTTAGCGGTCATCATCGGGTTGCCCGACTTGAGGGCCCCGAGGGCGCTTGGGTTGTTGATCGACATCAGGTAGATGCCGGCACGCTCCAGCGGAGACATGCCGTTGGCGTTGTTGCTGGAGAGCAAGCCGCCCAGGACCGGGACGTTGTCCAAGGGCCCTTGGGGCGTCATCTGCCCCATGATCTGCTGCAGAGCAGGGCCGTAGTTGTCAGTGTCAGTCATTGACATGTTGGATTGTCCTGGGGTGCTGCGAATGGGCCAGCGGCTACCATCTGGTAGCGTGTCAGAGGGCCCGGGTTCGCCGTTGAAGGCCATGCGCTGCCCGGTGGCCCATTGGTCTTGGGTCCAGGGGGTCGCCTTGCCTGCCTCGGCCTTCGCCTGAGCCTGCACGAAACGCATGCCCTCTGGGGAGTTCAGGAACTCGCGGGAGATGACAGAGTTCGGATCGACGCCGAGACCGCGGATGTAAGCAGACCCACCGTTGCCGCCCGTCCACTTGTTCATGGCGTCGGCGACGGTCTTGCCTGCGTAGCCGGGACCCGAGAGCATATCGAAGTGAGCTGCGATGCCCGCCTCGGGGCTGGGGAACGTGGCTATGTTATTGCCCTGCCCAAGCCCGTCGTTGAGGTTCTGGCCGCCAGTGGCTCCCCACTTGGTGGCGTATTTGTTGCCCCGGAACCACATGGCCCCGGGGTTGTTGTTGCGGATGCTGGCGACTTCGCCGGGGGCGTATGCGTAGGTATTCGTCGGGTCGAAGTCGTAGCCGTTGGACATTTAATAGATGAAGCCAGAGTTGTTGATGTTGTAGCCCATCGAGTTCAGAGCTGGCTGGTAGCCTGCGTAAGAACCGGCACCGCCTCCGCTGCCTCCGAAGAGGTTGCCGAAGGCCCCGGCACCGCCGAACATCCCACCACCACCGAAGAGGCTCGCGCCTGCGCCGAGGAGGCCACCAGCCATCGAGAGCATCGATGGGTTGGTGGTCGTGGTCGAGGTGCCGTTGTAGGTCCCTTGGTTGCCCCAGTTGTTGGAGCCGACGATGTTGTAGAGGTTGTCGAGCGAAGCGAACGGAGAGTTCTGCCCGAACTGCCAGCCTTGCATCTGGTTGGTGAGGCCGAGCTGGTTGCCGTGCTGCAG